CTGAACCTACTACTGAACCTACTACTGAACCTACTACTGAACCTACTACTGAACCTACTACTGAACCTACTACTGAACCTACTACTGAACCTACTACTGAACCTACTACTGAACCTACTCCTAATACAAAACCTACAAATAATAAAAATAATACTGATTTAAAAAGTATATTAAATAATTATCAAAGTGGCGGTAATAATAATAAAAATAATAATAATAATAAAAACAAGAAGAATAATAAGAAGAATAATAAGAAGAATAAAAAGAATAATAACAATAACAATAATAATAACAATAATAATAACAATAACAATAATAATATTAATAATAATAACAATAACAATAACAATAATAACAATGAAGAACCAAAAACTATAAAAGCAAATACTAATACTAATATTAATAATAATAATAATGAAGAACCAGAAACTATAAAAGCAAATAATAATATTAATAATAATAACAATAACAATGAAGAACCAAAAACTATAAAAGCAAATACTAATACTAATATTAATAATGATAATAATGAAGAACCAGAAACTATTAAAAATACAAATTATAATATAAATAATTCTAATAATATGAATAATTCTAATAGTATGAATAATTCTAATAGTATGAATAATTCTAATAATATGAATAATTCTAATAGTATGAATAATTCTAATAGTATGAATAATTCTAATAGTATGAATAATAACACGCCAAAAACATTATTAAAACAATTTACAAATTTTGTAAAAATTTATACTCAAATTGATAAAATTGATGATAAATTAATGGAAATTGTTAATACTGGTTTTAAAACGTATGATAAATTTTCTGAAGATATACCTGCTGAAAATGCTCTTTATTTAAATAATGATAAGTTTGAAGATTTCTGTATTAATCAAGCAAATACTCAAGGATTAATTCCTATTACTCTAGATGACCCACGTCTTACTGACTATATTAAAAATTATAAAGATATGAAAAATATGTATATTGAAAATTGTGAATACTTACTTAATTTATTAGAAAGAGAAGTTCTTATAAAAACAGAACCTAAAACTACCAATGAAACAAATGCTGAAAAAGAACAACCTCATTTTACTATTAAAAATATAGGTTATTCTGAACTTGTTGAAGTTGAAACTGATATTAGAAATAAATTAGTATCTATGTATTCAGGATGTCACGAACAATATCAAAAAGGTATGGTTTCGTTATATAATGCTCTTAAAACTAAAACTCAAGTTTAAAATACTAAAATTATAAACTAATTCATTTTTTTTTTATATTTTTATTTTTTTTAATTTTTTTTATTTTTTTACATATTTAAAAATTGATTTAAAAATAAAATAATGTAGTTAAATATATACAAAATGGTTAAATATAATTGTGAAAAATGTGGAAAAGAATTTACAAATAAATCAAATTATAATGCACATACAAAACGTAAAACACCGTGTATTTCTATAATAGAAAATACAATAGAAACTACAATAAAAAAATCAATAGAAGAAACTACTACTAAAATGAAATTTATTGATTTATGTTGTGGTATTGGTGGTTTTCATCAAGCATTAACTAATATGGGTATGGAATGTGTATTGGCATCAGATATTGATAAAGAATGTAGAGATAATTATGAACTTAATTATAATCTTAAACCTAATGATGATTTAACAAAAATAGATATAAAAACAATACCTCAATTTGATATATTATGTGCTGGGTTTCCTTGCCAACCATTTTCAAAAGCAGGACAACAAAATGGGTTTGATGACGATAGAGGTAATATATTTTTTGATATAAGTAATATTATTAAATTTCATACTCCTAAGTATATTATTTTAGAAAATGTGCGTAATTTAGCATCACACGATGAAGGGAATACCTGGAATATTATTAAAGGAAAATTAAATGAATTAAACTATAATACTTATGATAAACCTGTTATATTAAATACATTGTATTTTGGAGTTCCTCAATCTAGAGAAAGAGTTGTTATTCTTTGTAAACGAAAAGATCTTGGTGAATTACCTAAATTACCAAGTATTTCTAAAAAAAATATAAAAACAACATCTTTAACAGATATTCTTGAAACTGAATGTTCTCAAAAATACAATATTAATTCAAAAATGAAAATCACACAAGATATTTGGAATGAATTTATTATTATTTTAAAAGCAAAACAAGTTTCAATTCCAAAATTTCCAATATGGACTGATTGGTGGGATAGTGATGGTCAAAATACAACTATTACAAAACACAATACAAAAATAAGTGAAGAAGAAAATAAAGTTGAGATTTTAAAAAAACAAAAATTATTTTATAAAAAATATAAAAACTGGATTGATAAAAATAGAGATTTTTATACACAAAATAAATCTATTCTAGAACCTTGGTTAACAAAATCAAGAGAAAATAACCTTTGGAATGGTGCTGTTAGAAAAATGGAGTGGCAAACTGGCACTGATAATCTAACGATGAATGAAATATTATGGTCTCCTAGAGGTTCTGGTGTTAGAATTAAAAATATTAATTATTCACCTACTTTGGTTGCTATGGCTAGTATGATACCTATTATAGGACAAAAAAAAAGATATTTAACACCAAGAGAATGTGCTAGATTACAATCATTTCCTGAAAATTATAAAATTCATAAAAATGATAATGTATCTTATAAGCAATTTGGTAATGCTGTTAATGTTAAAATGATTGAAAGGTCAGCACGATTTTTAATTCATAATGAACCTTTATTCATTTAATTTTATATAATCTTTCATAACTGTCTCATAAAATACTTCATAACAAGAACGATTTTTACAATTTTTTTTATCAATATTTAATTTACACTCTATAAAATAGGGATAATTAATTTCTTTTAATTTAGTTAATAATTTTGCTTTTAATTTTAAACTATCTTTAGCATTATGTATATACTCTTTAATATCTATATTATTTTTAAGTAATTCAGAATTTGTTATTAAATATAAATAATCTGGTGTAAGTAATAATAAATCATGCATAGTTTCATCTCTATTAGCAGAAGAATTTGAATTATGTAATGTAATTTCTCCACCAGAACTATATTTAATAGAAATTTTATATTTTTTATTTAAACATAAATCAATTCTTTTTGCATTAGGTAAATGTTCTACATCAAATCCTATTGATTTTAAAAAATCATTAATAATTAATTCAATACAATTACCAATATCAAATCTATTACATTGTTTAGATGTTCCAAATTCATGCATTAAATATTCTATTTTTTTATTATATTCATCTAAATTATTTTTATTTTTATAAATAGTAGTCCAAACTAATTCATCTGTTATTTTATCTGTAATTTTAGTAATAGGTTCAATAACATTTTCTATAGTTAAATTATTAATAGGTTCAATATTTTGAATTTTACTTTTATATTCTTCTAATTGTTTTTTTATATTATTTAATTCATTACATTTTTCTATATAAAGTGTTTCATAGTTTATGTCTTCTTTTTCTGCGTCTTTTTCTGCGTCTTTTTCTGCGTCTTTTTCATCTTCTTTTATTATTAATTTATTATGTAAATTATCTATTAATTCTTCCATTTATACTATTTAATTTATGTATATTAATTATAATTATAAATATATATTATTTTTATTTCAATTTTTATCTTCATTCTAATTTAGGTAATTTTTTTTCTACATAATTTGGTATATCAATTCTAACAGAACATATATATTTACATTCACCTTTACCTTTATAAATTTTTAAACTTTTTATATCAGCATTAATAATTTCTACCATTTTATACAAATAATTTATTGATTTAAATAATATTTCTATATCTATACCATCATTATTACCTTTATCAGTAATACCTATCATATATAATGCTTTTCCACATCCTTCTTCTAATCTAAATATTAATTGTGATGCCCTTCTATTTAATTTATCTATATTTTTAATATTTTTAAAATTATCTATAAATTCTTTTGATTTATTTTTTTTTATTTTCATTTGGTCTACAGGTTCATTATCTAGATATATTTTATATTCTCTATTTCCTAAAAATTCTTCTTCTTTTTGTCTAGGCATACATTTATTTATATATTCAAACATAGTTTGAGTTAATTAAATCCCTTATATAAAATTTAAATTAAATACATTAGATACTATTTTTATAACAAAATGAATACAATAAATAATACATAATAGATAATAGATATTATATAGTTTTATATTTATTTTTTTATTTATACTTACATTATATAAAATAATAAATAAAATTATTAAACTAATAATAAAAAAAATAATAAAAAGATGTATCTAGAATACATTTAATAAATATATTAAATAAAATTAATTATATATTTAAAAATCACTACCAGAATTTGGTAAATGTGTATAGCCTTGAACATTACATAATTTAACTTCTCCATTAGAAATAAGACCTTGTTCTAATTTATTAGTTTGGGCTTTCATTAAATCATCATCTGTTACAAAAAGTTGTGTATCATTTATTCTATTTTTTTCTTGTAAATTATTGGTTATTGTTTTAAAAGCAGGGTCTTCATAATATTTATCATTAACATTTTTAATTTCTTCTGTCATATTTTTCATAGTTTCTTTATTTTTATTACTATTATTTACTAATTCTATAGTATCGATATTTTCTATATCGTATTCAATTTCATTAATAGTATCGCTTATTTCTGACTCTTTAAAAATTATACCTTGACTACTATTTTTATTAATAATATCTTTAATATTTTTTAAATTTTGTTTATGATTTATATTATTATTATTATTTTCTAATTTTGAAATTGCAATAAGAGATTTACGTAAATGTAATTCTTGAATTACCATTATCATAAATGTTGTTAAAAGAATAGCATAAATAGGGTCAATACACACAGTATAGGCTATAAATAAAGAATATATTATTTTAAATAATGTATTATCAAATACTTCAATATATTTTACTTCTATTTTATCTATAAATAATATTAATACAGTTAATAGTATTAAAAAACTATATTTAATAACTGGATTTTCTAAAATAGATATTAAACCATTATTTAACTTAACAATAGGATTTATTAAAGACATTTTATATTACTATTTATATTAATAAAATATTATTATTTCTATTATAGTAAAAGTTTTTATTTATAAAGAAATATTAATATTTATAAAGAAAATAGAAATTAGAAAATAGAAAATTGAATATTTATTAATAAATTAAATATAAAAATAATAATTTATAAAATATATAAATTAAATACTATCTCTAGATATAAGTAATAATAATTAATAATAATTAATAATAATTAATAATAATTAATAATAAAAATAGAATGTCTCTAGATAAAGATAATATTAAAACATCATTGTCTAATCAAGGATATGCAATTTATAAATCTACAATTACTGAAAAAGAAATAGATAATATAAAAAAAGATTTATCTATTAAACCTTTTAGTTGTCCTGGATATGGTAATCCAGAAGATATAGAACCTTATAAATTATATAAAGAAAATGATGATAAACTTTATGTACCTAATTTTTATGGTAAAGATAAATATGGACCATCTAAAAACACAAAATTAAAAGAACCTGAAACAACAACACTTGCGTTTTCTCCTGATAGACAAATGCGAGAATATCAAAAAGAAATTATTAAAACATACATTACATCTGCTAAAGAAAAAGGTGGAGGTATTATAAGTGTTGGTTGTGGAAGGGGTAAATGTTTAGCAAAAGGAACAGTTATTCCACTTTATAATGGTGCTTCTAAAAAAGTTGAAGATTTAGTTGAAGGTGATACATTAATTGGTGATGATGGTTCTCCTCGTATAATATTAAGTCTTGGTTCTGGAGTATCTGAAATGTTTGAGATTAATCCTAATAATACTTTTAAAACTATTCATAATAAATTTACTAAACTTGAAAAACAACATAATTTTAAATCATATATAGTTAATGAAGAACATATTTTAACATTATATAATAAACCAAATATAGATAATAATAAATATATATTAGATAGTAATAATGTTGTTGATATATCAATAAAAGATTATTTATCTTTGAGTATAAAAGAACAAGACAATTATAAAGGTATTAAACTACCATTAAATAAATTATGTTTAAGTCATGTTAAAGAAAAATATGAAAAATATATAGTAAAAAATAATATAACTTCTAATAACATAGAAATATATAAATTATTAAATACATTTCCTAAAGATATAAAAAATATAGATTCAATAAATTCATATTATATAGGTCATATTTTAGGTATTAAATATTTAACACTTTATAATATTAATTATATAAAAGATTATAATAATATTTATAGTAATATAAATTTAATTACATTAGAAGATTTACATAAATATATAATTAAAAATACATTAAATATTCAATGTTTAGTAGATTTATATCTAGGATTTTTACATAGTATACCTTATATTCAATCAACTCCAATATGTTTAAATATATCAATTAATAGTAATTTTAATGATACTAATAATACTATTATTAATAAAACAAAAATAATAACTATTTTAAAAAACCTATTTAATTTAATTGGTCTTTCATATTTAATTAGTAATAATAATAATAGTAATAGTAATATTAATAGTAATAGTACAACAAATTTTATACTAGATGATGAATATAATAATTATTCAATTATACCTATTAGTATTAAATCAAAAGGTAAAGGTGAATATTATGGATTTCAATTAAGTGGTAATGGGCGTTTTATATTATCTGATAGAACACTTACTCATAATACTGTCATGGGATTAAAAATAGCAGAAGAATTAAAAGTTAAAACTCTTATTTTAGTTCATAAGGAATTTTTAATGAACCAATGGGTTGAAAGAATTACTGAATATTTACCCGAAGCCAAAGTTGGTTATATACAAGGTAAAAAATGTGATATTAATCGCAAAGATATTGTTCTAGCAATGATACAAAGTTTAAGCGATCCTCGTAAAGATAAAGATTATCCCTCAAATTTATTTGAAAGTTTTGGATTAGTTATTGCTGATGAATGTCATCATTTAGCAGCACGTCAATTTTGTAGGTCATTAGCAAAATATCCTTTTAAATATACGTTAGGATTAAGCGCTACACCTGACCGTGGTGATGGATTACAACGTGTATTTAAACATTATTTAGGTGATATTGTATATAAAGATGCTGAAATACAACAAAGTGCTGAAGATATTAGATTAGAACATATACCTAATTCTAAAGTTGAACTTTATATCTATAATAATTCAGACCATAACTATTCTAAAGAAGCATTAAATTATCAAAAAAAGCCAAATATTGTGACGATGAAGTCAAATGTTGCAAATTGTTTAAAAAGAACAAAGTTTTTATTATCCTTTTTACCACGTCTAATTGAAGAAGGGAGAACTATTTTAATTCTTAGTTGTCGACGTAATCATATTAATGAAATGGAAACATTAATTAATGATATGGCTATACCTAATTGTAGTGTTGGTTTATATGTAGGAGGAATGAAACAAAGTAATTTAGATATAAGTGCTACAAAACGGATTATTATCGCTACTTATGATATGGCTGAAGAGGCATTTGATTGTAAAACATTAAATACACTTATTTTTGGAACACCTCATAAAAATATTAAACAAGCTGTGGGTAGGATTTTAAGAGAAGAAAAGAAAAAACGCAAAATAATACCATTAATTATTGATTTACAAGATGTATTTTCAAGTTTTAATAGTTGGAATAAATTACGTGAAAAATATTATAAAACTGAAGAATATCCTTTGAAAATATTTAATGTTATTGATAAACCTGACCTTAACTTTAAACCTATTGTGAGTTTTGTTAAAGATGTTTCTAATAAAAAAACAACTAAAACGAAAGTAAATAAAGATACTAAAAGTAAAAAATCGTCATTTATTATTGATATGGATGATGAAGTTATAGTAGAAGGTAATGATGATGATGGTGATGGTAATGGATATAATGATAATGATAATAATGACGAAGATAATAGAGAAATATTAGATTTTTAAATATTAAAAGTAAAAAAAATATATTTCTCATATAAATTTTATTTTTTTTATAAAAAAATAATTTTTTGGAGACCTAAAGAACTTAATGTCTTCATATAATCACTATGGTGAGAGGTATTCTAACATCGTGAACACTTAAAAATTCCTTTAATAAAGTGTCCCTTACAGGTTGGGCTAAGAACATCCCAACACTTTGTACATTCTCGGATACGCGTTCCGTGGGTACACTTTGGTAGAGTTTCATACCAACATGACGTACAGTTGCTTCGAGAGTGAGTTACGCAAAACATTTCGAAAAACATTTTAAAAAATTCCGTAAAAGAACGAACAGTTTTTAGCAGCGAATTATAATAAACATAAACAACAATTTTTTTTTCAATTTTTTTCAATTTTCCAATTTTTTCCAATTTTTTTATTTTACCGTATTATTACTATTTTAAAAAAGTAAAAAAAAATATTTTCATATAATAATAATATTAATAATATTAATATTAATAATATTAATATTAATAATATTAATATTAATAATAATAATATTAATAATAATAATAATATAAAAATGCATTTACAAAAATTAACATTTAATTTAGCCTATATATTACTCATTGGTTCAAGTATTTTAACTGGTTTTGAAACATTAAATACATTTACAAAAGAAATATTACCTTTAAAATATATTTTAAGTATTGAAACGTGTGTTACTATAATTGCTAGTATTGCCTATGCTTTTTTGACACAATCCTATGCTACAAATCAAAATTTTGATTTAACATTTTATAGATATCTAGATTGGTTTGCCACAACACCTTTATTATTATTATCATTAATTATATATTTATCTTATCTTAAAAATAAAGATGAAAATAAACAAACGCCAGAAACAGAAGACGATACATTTAATATAATTTTAAAAGACAAAAAAATAATAATTATTATGTTATTAAACTTTTTAATGTTAGTCTTTGGATATATGGGAGAAACTAAATTAATAAATTATATTCTTGCTAATTGTTTAGGATTTATACCTTTTATTATAATGTTATATCTCATTTGGACTAATTATTGTCATTCTAGTAATATAAATGTATTTATCGCATTTAGTATCATCTGGAGTATGTATGGTATAGTTTATTTTTTTGATAATAATAGTAAAAATATTAGTTATAATATTCTTGATATTATTGCTAAAGTTGGCTTTGGTCTTTTAATATGGTATCAAGTTGTTCAATATAAATTAAATACAATAGATAATGAAACTAAAGATGAAAATAATTAAAGATAAAAGAATTAAAGATGAAAATAATTAAAGATAAAAAAATTAAATTTATATTATTAAAATATTAATGAATGAAATTTCTAAACACATAGCGTCCAGAAGCAATACCTATTATAATACCTAATAAATTAATCATACATAATATAAAACTATTATTACCATAGGTTAAATAATTTTCATTATCTTTCATTTCAGGATTACCATTGAAATACATTCCATAATTTAAGCCAGTATTAGCAATAGGTGGGAGAATAGCAAATACAATAATAAATCCTAATATTGTCATCATATTTGATTCCATAATAGCAAAATACATACCAAACCCTGATATAATTGCTATAAAAAATTCTATACTAAAAAAATTTTTTTTAAAATTATTTCGCATTTCCATTTGTTCTGTAGGTTCTGATACATAAGCATATTCAGCATTAACATATCCTATTATAAATGAAACTAATAATGTAATAGATATTATTATTAATGCTTGTATTAATACCGTTGGTAATTTTTCAAACTTATTCGTTGCTATTAAAAAACTAATGGCAATCATTGGATTAATTATAACTGATATAATTGAACTTGCTAATACATAATCCACGTTATTCAATAATAAACCTGCTGAACATACAATGACAGCAATAGATAAGAAAATTACATTTACATAACTTAATTTAAAAATATGTACTTTATATTCTTCTAATTGCTTATCTATTGTTATTTTTGACATTTTAATATTTATATAATTTTAAATTTATTAAAAAAATTATTCTTTTTACTTTTATAACAGATTTTTTTTGTAAAATTTGTATTTTAATATAATTTAACTTTTTATTTAAAATAAAATTGAATTTATATTTATCATAATATTAAATTTATAAACAAAATCTATAATAAAATAATCATTTTTATTTATAATTAATTTAAAATGGAAACTATAACAGATACAATTATAGAAATTAATAAAAAAGAAGATAAAAAAGAAGATAAAAAAGAAGATAAAAAAGAAGATAAAAAAGAAGATAAAAAAGAAGATAAAAAAGAAGATAAAAAAGAAGATAAAAAAGAAGATACAACTATTAATCATATACCACAAATTATTAAATCATCTTTACAAACTAAAAATTGGAGAAAATCTCAATTATGGTATGTAAATGGTAAAAAAAATGAGTGTGAATTATTTCAACGTAAAATAATTGAAAGTATAATAAATATACCTTGTAGTAAAACAAATGATAGACTATATATGGAAACATCTATAATAGTATCAATATTACATCCATTAAAACAAAGTAATGGTTTTGAATATACAGAAAATTTTGATGGTAAAATTAAAATAAATAATAATATAGTTTATTTTAATCTAAAATTTGTATGCGATACAGGTGGTTCTCAAACACGTTCGTTAAGAGAAGTATATCATTTTATAAAACATATGATACTTTATTTAAAAAAATCGAATAATTTAACTACTTATTTTATAAATATTTTAGATGGAAATTTTTGTAATAAACATTATGATAAATATAAATATTTAGAAGAAGTATTTAAAGATGATATAGAATTAATAAAAAAATATTTATTTATTGGTGATTTATATATGTTTAAATCTTGGTGGAAACAAAAAGATATAAACTAAATAAAAAATAAATATATTAAATTAAAACTATTTTTATATAGTAAGTGTTTCTAAATCTAATATATCAATTGTATCTAAATTATCTAGAATATATTCTACAATTAAATAAACTAAATCAAATGAAATACGTTTTCTTGCTATATCTTTACTTTCTCTATAATTAGTTAAAAATAATGAATTATATTTTGCTCTTTTTTTATTTAAATAAGTATTAAATTTTAAAACTAATTGTTTTTGTATATTAATATCAATACTCGGTTCAATAATAAGAGTTGCATATGTTCTTGCACTTTGATTTTCTGTTTCATCAATATATAATTTATTACTATTTTCTTCATATTTTAAACCAATTTTACTATCTTTGTTATCATCTATACATTTAACAATAATATTTGTATTTTGTTTATTTTTATTTTTTGTTGTAAGTCTAGTAATTTTATATTTCTTTTTTGTAATTAAATTATATATTTCTCCACCTATCATATAATTATTATTATTATTTAAACTTGTTTGTAATTTAGTTTTTGATGGATACAAAGTAATATTTATAGTATTACCACTATGACTTTCTGTAGTAATATTTTTACTATTTTTTTTTGTAAATTGAAAACTACATATTGTATATGTAGTATCTGAAAATACTTGTTCTTCAAATATATTTATAATAGTTATATTATATATTTCTAAAAATATTTTTCTTAATTCAATATCATTTTTTCTTATTGATGACCAAAAATTCAAAGGAACTATTATAATACCACCCAATGTTGGATTTTTAATTATTTCTTTAATAAAACATTTATATAAATCATTTACATCATATTTATCAAATAATAGTTTATTACTTGATTTATTTCTGGCTAAATAAGGAGGATTTGTAAATACAAATTTATTATTATAATTAGGAGGTTTTTGTATAGTATCTTGTTTTATAATATAAGAGTGTTTGGGTTCTATATCATAACATTCTAATTTATATTTATTTTTATTATCCAAAAAATGAAGTAGATCACCATCACCTGTAAATGGTTCTATAATAATTTCTACATTTTCAGGTATTGTCATAGTTTGTAAT